GAATTCAGGTTTAGTGCATTGAGGTTTTTAACGAGACGAGTTCTCACATTTTCACTTTGTCCGCGAGACACTTCCTCCGCACGCGCTTTCGCGGCTCGTTTGAGTATGTTTATACTTTCACCCGCATTGAAACGTGTGAGGAAACTATTCTTGTTAGTTTGATTAATTTTCAAAGGTGTCAGATATGTGAGAAGGTTCTGCTTCACGAGAGATTTCTTTTCTTTGATTTTCTGTTCGACTAATTTTTCTGCGCGATTCTTCAACGAGTTTAAATTTGTCTTATTATCAATTAAATCTTCGAGACTCTTCTTATCATTATTTGAAAGTTTGACATTGACGACCATACCCATGAATTTCTTTTTCTGTGTATCAATGAAAGTATCACGCTTGGTCTCGTTTTCCTTTTTAGCCTCGTTGATGAGACTATTTATATTCGCACCTTCAGCTTTCGATCTTGACTTGAATGACAATTTACTCGCGTTGTTAATAAACGGGAGCGTCGCCAGGATTATATTCATCTTTTGTTCATTCGTCTTCATAACATTGTTCATTTCATCCGATTTGAGTTGCGCTTCAGCTTCTAACTGTCTCAAATTATCATTTATCATGCGATTGATAAGAGTCTGTCGATTCGCATTTGAGAGTGACATCTTACCAATCTTTGATATGAATTCACTCTCAAGTTCGCCATACTTTATGGCTTCATCTATGACACTTTGACGATTCACACCACCCACTCCCAACTTATTGAGAAATGGTTTCTCTCTTTTCAAACCAATCTTCTTGATTCGATTAGCCGCTATATCGAGTTTGATATTCGTCTCCACAATTGGTGCGTTTGGGACATTAGGAGCGTTTGGCACATTAGGTGCGTTTGGCACATTAGGAGCGTTTGGGACCTTGGGTGCGTTTGGCACATTAGGAGCGTTTGGGACCTTGGGTGCGTTTGGGACATTAGGAGCGTTTGGGACCTTGGGTGCGTTTGGGACATTAGGAGCGTTTGGGACCTTGGGCACGTTAGGAGTGGGTAGAGGTCCTTGCCCCCCGGGGAATGGAACATTAGATCCTTTATTTTTGTAATATCCTAATCCCTGATTATCAGTTTTAAAAACGTAACCTTTTTTTTCACCGTTAAACTTTTTAGTTGAAATAAAATTCTTTTTATCAAAAAGTCCAACAAAAAATGATTTATTGGGTTTCTTAACTGCACTCACCTGACCGTTAAGAAATTTTGGTCTCTGACCTTTCATGAGAAGACCACCTTTAGGGAACTTTATTTGTGGAGTGGGAGTGGTGTTCTTGAAATTGTTGGCTACTATAGTGTTCTTGAAGTTATTCGTCTTCACTGTTGTGTTATTGAAATTGTTGGCTACTATAGTGTTCTTGAAGTTATTCGTCTTCACTGCTGTGTTATTGAAATTATTCCCCACTGCTGTGTTGTTGGAGTTGTTCCTCACTGCTGTGTTATTGATCACTGCTGTGTTATTGAACACCTCTTCCTTCCTCACCGGTGTAATACGTTTCGTCCCAATCTTCACGGGTTCATGAACTTTCATGTATCTGAGACGCTTACCGATAGAATCAATCATTTGACTCTTCGTCATCTGCTCCATCTGTTTGATCCCAACTTTACGGGCAACCCGTTTAATTTCATCACGTTTCGACGAGGAATTGAATAGAATGTCGTAATCGACGGGTTTCAATGGGGATTTCTTATCTACGAGGTAAGTCTTATTAGAACTCATAATCAATGGGGGGAGGGGTAACTTTCCCGCCTTGATATCGTCATAGACTTGACATATTTGTTCTTTTGTCAATTTAATAGTGTGTCCTGTATTCATCTTAATGAGTTTTTTTAGGACATCGAGATCTACGTCGGGATCGCAAACCTCAATCATATATAGTAAACTGATAAAAAAAGTGTTATGTCGAATATCCAATAGTGTACAATTTTAACTTTTCTTCGTATTCCATATTGAAATCAAATACATTCGTATCTCTTACATTAATTTCTACGATTTCTATGGGTGTCGTATACGTCTCCCTATTTGTAAGAGCTGAACGAACGAGTGAATCTATGAATTGTTTGGGAGTATCTATATTTTCCTGGTACATTTTGTCCATGATAATCTTAATACACGTAACTTCGTGTGATTTTTTACCAAGAAATGGAACTAGAGGGTAATCTTCTTTTGTACCACCATCGATGTACGTTTTACCATCATGTGTCCCACACGCGAATATGAATGGTACAGCCATACTCATACACACAGCATCTACGACCTTCATGTTTGGGTGTGTATCACGGGAAAAATAAACAGTTTCCGCACTGTTTAGACAATAAGCTGATATGTATATTTTAGTCTCCAATTCTGCGAACGTTGGATCTCCGTTACATATATCCACCAACTTTTTACGAATTGGACCCATATCAACAAAACCAAATTTGTTAAAAAATGAGCCCAAGCGTATTTTAACAAAATTGGGGATATTTAATGAGAGTGATGTATCCAAAATTTCATCCATCGACATACCGACCGCCAAAAATAACGCTAAAATCGCACCCGCTGAAGATCCGGATATTTCCTTCACGTCCGCGAGTGAAGATTCACGAGCTTTTAGTGCTCCAATGAGTGAGAATATTCCCATAGATGCCGGACCAAGTACGAGATACTTCATCTTCTTACTTAGTAGAACTGAGGAAATTGGCGACGCAAAAGCGCGAAAACCACCGCGAAGACGATCGCGTGGGTCAATACCGCGGGGAGGCTGGTCTGACCGGAACGGAACACACCACCCGAGCCCGGGGGCAACGTGAGAAGGAGACCGGGGCTGAGGGCCAGGAAGAGTGCGGTAGTGACGAGCAGGTCGGTCTTGGTGAGCACGAGACCCATGGCCTTGGCGACGAGACTGAACACAAGGAAGAACACGAGTGCGTGGAAAAAAATGGCCATCTGGTTGGTTTTGCCGTTCGCGAACTTGACGTTTTTGCCGGCGGTGGTCACGAGAACACCGGGGCTGAGCGCGAGAAAAAGGGCAGCGGGGATAGCGACTTTCTGGGACGTGATATCGGGAAACATTTACTATAGATGTATATATTTTTTGGCGAAGTTGCTAAAATCAGTGAACGTGGCACCTCGCATCATTTCCCCATGGAGATGATTGTTATGTATGATTCGCCTGACATTCTTCCATATATGGGACAGGTGTTCATCGTACCATTCTGTATCTTCATCCCGTTCGTTAGAATGGTCATGCTCCACGTAGCAAAATTCGACAAAGTCACAGAATTCCCCTGAGTGTTCAATTTGGGCATCATACAAGAGTGTTCGCATAGTATTCCACATGTGCCATAGTTCGTCTGAGTATTCGACTTCCCAGTCTTCGATATTCAGAGGAGTGTGATCGTCATCGATCCCGTCATCATCACTGATATCGGGATCAAATCCATTTGAGGCTTCATATACGTATTGGCTCCAAACCATTATGCTTTACTTATCTTCTTTCTCGGGTGTTTCTTTTATACCTGTTAATGAAATAGATGTAGATTCTTTGGTTTTAAGTTCATCTTTGATGGCATTTAGGGCTCCTTCGACCTTTGTTTCGTCTCCACCGAAAAATGTCATGAGTCCAGCTTTGATAGCATCCTTACTCATACCGGATTTCCTGACGGATTTACGGATGCTAATTTTACCTTTCCTGAGATTGATGGTATCGATACCCTGATCCATCATGTGTTTTTTTACGTTTTCCTTGAGACGTTTCTCTTCCTGACTGAGGATTTTGATGTCAGATTTCGCCTCGGCGAGTTGTTTCGTGAGCTCTACCAGTTTAGATACATTCTCGGAGAGATCAGGTGCAACAGATGTCATTATTTACTATAAGAGTATACTCTTTAAGCGCAGAGACCGCGCTGCATGAGGTCGGGGACAATGGTGGAGTTGTTCCACACGAAAGGGTCTTTGGGGTTAGGGGGATCCTTGCGAATCTGCTGGTTGGCGTTACGGAGGGCACCACCAACAGTTTCGGGGAAGCCGATCTGCTTACGGGGCTCGAGGAAATTCTGACCCGAGAGGATATCTTCTGGGGCAAACTGACCAAAGTCCTCGGCTGACGCGACCTCACGGGGGAGGAGGGACGACGCGAGACCGGTACCCTTCTTCATACCACCACAGATGGTATCAGACTGACCCGCGGAGGGACCCGCGGAGGGACCCATTGAAGGTGCCATACCGAAAGACGCATACTGACGTTCAACGATGGCGTACCCTGATTTGTTTTTCATGGAAAAGAGGAGGAAGATCAAAGCGGCGACGGCGACCAACATGAGGATGTTCTGTTTACGACCCTTCATTATCTTTTATATATTAACAACAATTTTTTTATTGGTCATTCTCGTCGACAAAGGCATACTCGTCTGGGTAAACATCGATGATAGGATCCTCATGGACTCTGACCTGGACAACATTCCAAGTGGGACCGAATGCCTTCTTCGCAAACCATAAACCCGCGAATTCAAGAATGACATCGCATAGTTTTTCGGGTTGGATCATTTCAAAGTCGGTGATCTCCTGCTGTGCGGTATATACTTTGGTGACACCTTCGAGGCGATCACACGTCATCGCACCAGCATCGAGATTAGAAGTGTAAGCACCTTTGATTACAGTTTCAGATAACTTCTTACCGAACCATGTCTCGCAATTCTCGAGGGCGGCGTCAAGGTTCTGGGTATCGATACCATCAATCTTCTGGGTATTCGCATCCGAATCAAGGTTCATAGTGACTTCGCCTGAAACATCAGTAATCTTAACCTTGTTGAGTTGGACAAAGCATTTACGCTTCTCATCATTGAGAGCCTTCACAAAGTAGAGACCATCATCGCCTTTAGTGGGGGTAGTGTAGATCATTATACATGTATCAGGGTTCATTTCTTTAACCCAACAAATGGTATTTCTGCTGCCCTGTTAAGTAATGTTTTGGGTACCCATTTGTTTCTCCTGGGGTTATACCCATAAAGGGTCTTGCTGGTATTCATACCCTTGGGGAGTGGTTTGGCGTTTACTGGGCGCAATGCGTATTCATTTTTTACGTATGCTGTGTTAGTGACATCCTTCCACCTGAGGTTTTTCACATTGAAACGCTTGTTTCCTGAAGATGTAATGTATCCATTTACTTTGGTATTCTTCACGACTGGCTTGAGACCATGAACGATCTGCTTAGAAAGACGCTCATCTGACGGTTTCGTCGTGAAATTCTTGTACTTATATGGATCAATTTTCGCAGCCTTACTGACAGATACATTGACGGGTTTCAGTGTTACCCGCTTTTTCGATTTGAT